CAGCGGCCTCAATGTCATCTTTTATCTTCTGTTCTCTTTGTCGTTCTAGTTGGTCTATTGATAAGACATGACTAGAGAAACCATTACCACTAAAAGATGGATTGTTGAATGAATGTACCATTTCACTACTAGATAATGATGTAGAATACAAAAGTAAAAACAATATTAACAACATTTTCATAATGTTATTATTTATATGTTTTAGTCTTTTTCTTTTCTTCTTCTGCTCTTATTTCTAGTATGGTATCAAGTTTTGAACGAAGTCTAATAATGTCATTGTCTAACATTCTTACTCTGTCAATTAAAGCAACAAGTGTTACCATTTGACCATCTAACTTCTCTATGATTTTTTCTGTAACGAATGTGTATATGAAGTATATGAAATACCCCATAGCAACAGCGGCGAGTGTTGCGAATCCGTATTGATTTAATATCTCAACAATTGACATTAGTCTTTCCTCGCATCTTCTTTACCATCTGCTCTTGACATTCTATCAAGGTCTGGTTTGAGATTAAGTGCGTGAGATATTAACAAATCTAACTTAATCATATCGTGATTCATAGTCTTGACACGATTATCTAATTGTGATATTATCATTGTCAATGTTGATACTTGACCGACAACACCACTTAAAATGTATTTGAGAATGATGTATATGAATACACCCATTGTAACTGCTGCCGCAACAGGTAATCCAAACTCTACTAATATTTCGAAGAACATATCCATAGTTTTATTTATTAGTATCAAACAAATTATCGTTTAACAAATGATTTTCTAAATAAAAATACTTCTTTGCTTTTTTTTGTTTTACATAATGTTTCAATTCATAGAACTGATTGAATGTTACTGCTAAATTATTTTGCATACCAGAAGATTTAAGAATTGAATTTTCCCAATTACTTTTTATATAATCTATAATCTTTTGTTCATAATCATTATAAATGTATTTAAAACATTCTGGAGTAGAAATGTTTAAACGATCTTCTATTTCTATTTCTTTTTTAAAAGAATATCTCATCCATGGTGTTTGTACAAACATAAAATTTTTTCTGATAGCAAAAGATCCCATTCTATTACCAATAGTGTCATCATTAAAAATAGTTTTTAATATATTTTCAAATTTTTCTTTATTAAATATCAAATCCGTTCTGAGTAGAATAATATAATCATAATCTTCTTTTATGTTTTTGAACGCAAGACCTTTACTTATTATCTGAGAAAACAAATGATAAAACATATCTTTATCAATCATGGACCAAACTTTCTTCCAAATAAATCCTACAGCATCATAACTATGTAATTTATATGTTGATCCAGAAATAATCTTTTTAAATTTATCTTCTTCTAGAGGAATATATGTTTGTTTTATTTTTGGTCTAGATCGATTTTTGTTATAACTATCCCATAGAGAATAGTGTCTATCAACCTTTATATCTTTACTTTGTAAATATTCAAAGAGAGCATTATGAGAGTAAATAGATTCTTCAACCATTCTCGGTTGACCAAAATATAAGAATAATATTTTTACACTTTCCATATCTTTATTGTTAAATCACCTTCACCTTTTAATAATCTATGATAAGTCATTTGAGGGACAAAGAATAGTTTGCCTGGGAGTAAATCAAAAGGCATTTTATCATCAAACTGAAATTTCCAACCACTACCTTCCATGACAGCAATTTCTCTATCTTCTTTGTCACGATGCCATACTAATTCGTGTTCTTCTACATATGACTTAAAGATTCTAATACCATCTTGTAAGTCAACATAAGGTTTTAATTTTACCAAAAGAAATTTCCTCCACCTGATAATCCTAATTGTTTTGCATATCTTGGTAAGTTACACGCCCAATATCCAGGCTTCGTTCTGTCTTTTTTGTTTTCGCAATCATGTCTAGCAACAAAACTTTTTCTGGCATCTGGGTTATCGAGTTTTACTTTTAATCCAGTAGTATCTCCCCAAGATACTTTTTTTACTTTATCTCCATCTTTCACATATACATAATATTTTTTAGGGCCGCCAGCTTTGGGTTTATTTAGTTCGACTTCTTTACCATCATATTCAGCTTCATTAATCATTGGTGAATCAAGAGGAACAGTCTTTCCTCTGTATTCGGTGAACTCACCTATATCTGTATTTTCTATCAGATGTTTATCCGTTCCTGTAAGTTCTATCATTCCTTCATGATTTAAATATCGTAATTCACGAAATAAACTATAATATTTTGAAGAGCCAACTCTATATAATTCACCTATTTGCATTTTATGGTCAATGATATATTGTAGTTCTTGACTTTCGTAATGTGTTTTAAATCTTAACATATTAACCTATTAATTTTTTAACTCTTTTTCTTATATCTTGTAATGATTCCATTTTACTTTTTGGTTTTTCTACTTGTTCATTTTCTGATTTTAAATAATCTCTTACACTGACTATATAATCATCAGCCTTTGTTATTTTAGATTGACACCATTCAGGTAAATTGGTTTTGGCATCTAACATGCCAATTAATTCCTGTGCTGACCTTGCTATGTTTTTTAAATCATTTATAGCCATAGCACCTTCGTAATCATATTCACCAGCATCAGATGCATCTTTAGGTCCTATTGCTTCTCTCATTTCGTTCTTAGCCATCTTAGTAGCTGTAGCCATTTTTACTGACATCCAATCTGCTCCATATCTTTTCTTAAAATCAGCATCAGGTAAATCCTTTGCGATTTCTTCTCTTTTTTTAAGTTCTGCTTTTGTTAACTCTCTTTCTATCATTTCTTTTCTCCTGGAGTCATTTTCTTTATATATTTAACAGAAGCATCTGTACCATAATCATATGGTTGATCTTCTTTTATAGACTCTTCTTTTCTATACAACTTTGCTAATTCTCGAGCATCGATTCCTCTAAATTGTTTACCAATTTCTTGAGCATAATATTCTATATCATGATTTAGAGAACCTCCCCTCGCTTCTTTTTCTTTCCTAGCAATTACTCCTTTAAGAACTGCTAGTGCTTTTTGATATCTATCTTTAGACACTGTTGTTGCGAGCATATGTTTAATAGCTCTTACAGTATCAAACTCTTGTAGTGATTCTTTTATACGTTTACCATCTTCATCATACTTACCAGATTTCTTTTTAGCAATAGCAATAGCAGCCTGTTGAGGACGAGACATTGCTTCGTCGACAGGATCCATTCCATACTTTACTCGGTAAGCATTTAATTTTTTTATTAGTTCTTTTTGCTCAGGAGAACCTGATTCAGCATCAAATGCTTTTCGCATAAGATCTAACATAAATGGTTCGCTAAATGCTTCTACAAAAGATTTAAATTTCATTAGCTAAGGTCTTCAAGCTCTTTTACTATTTTAGCAAAATCAGCTCTGCTATACTTCTTACCAAATTTGAATGTTCCAGCATTCTGAGAACTTCCTTGTATTTCAGCATAAGTATTTTTACCATCATCATAGAAAGTGATACTATCACCATCTACTTGTCTAGGTAGTTTTATCTTTTGAACCATTTTAGCATTGGATGGCATCTTTCCTTCACCACTACCTGTAGAATCCCAATATTTTTCTTTAATGGTTCCTCTTAGTTCTTTAAACGATTTCATTTTTTTACTTCCTTAAATCAGCATCAGTTGTATGATATGTTTTACCTTTAGTGATGTAAGAGTTAACTCTTGCCATCGCCCATTGTTGCGGAGTAGTTCCAGGTCTATGCCCAGTTCTCCATGCCGCAAAACCTCTATTGTATACTTTGTTTAGTATACCTAATGGAACACCAGACTTGTCAGCTTTATCTTTTAATCCGGCTGGTGTTTTCTCTACTATAAATTCTCTTAATCCAATCATCTATATTTCTTTCCGAATGGGTCAAGCATAATAGAACCCTTACCAAGTTTTCTAGTTACATATTTACCTTGTACTTTAGGATTCCAATCTACTTCCTTTTCTTTATCTTTTGTTTGAGGATAACTACTACTATATCCTCTTGCGATTTTACCTTTACGAATCTCTTTAAAAGTTTTCATTAATTCGTTGCCCTATTTTTTGCTTGAGCATCTCTTGTACGAGCCATATCTCTCATTCTATCAAATCGTATTTTATCTTTAGCATCTCTCGTTTTCTTCTCTTGGTCAATTCTTTGTTTTGCTTGTCTCATGTATTGTGCTTCACCATACATCTTTTTAAATTTACGAGTATGTGTACTTGGTTTGGTTTTTGTATCTTTATCTCCAGGAGCTGGTTTATAAGCATCTGGATTATCATCATCCATGTCAGCTTGTTTTTGAAATTGTCTATCTCTTTTAACTTTTGTTGATTTAGCCAATCCTTTATGATATTTTGCAGGTTGACTTCCTTCTCTATCGCCTATATCTGGATCTTCAGCATCTTTTAGTTTCATATATTTGAGTGCTTGTTCGTATGCTTTAAAACCTTTTGTCATTTTTTCTTCTACTTTCGTAATTGAGTTTAACCATTTCCTGTGCGTCTTCTCCTCAATATCCTCTACTATGACATGATTTGCTCCTAGATATTTAATCGCATAAGTTTCTTTTGAATTTTTATCTTGTACTACATCACCCGGCTGAAATAAATTACCAGATACATATTGTTCTCTTTCTTCACTTACTGGTTCAAACTGTACATTATTGGTAAAGTCTTTTTGTTCTTTAAGTCCCATTCCCAATCGTACATCATTGAATATTTTCTTTGCTTCTGCGTTTGATACTCCTTTTGGTAATCCTTGAGAAAATGCTGTAAAATTATTTTCTGATGCGGCTGCTCTCATCTTTGAAGCACTCATACCAGATGCTCCTTCGGCATCAGGATCTCTATCACCAGCACTCATTACTCCTATACTATTAAAATTATAGAAGCCATGTCTTCCCTTTTCTCCATTGTATTTTTTAAGTAATATCTCAAATTCGTTCAATCTATCAGATCCCACAACCATTATAATATTTTTAAATCCTTCGTTGTAAAGGTCAACTACTATGTCAAATAGATTTCTTTGTTTCGGATTTAGTATAACTGATCGTGCGTGTTTAGGAAAGAACTTTCTAACAGTCTTTACTTTTTGATTGTACTCTAGAGGATTCTTTTTCGGATCTTGTGATTTAGAAAGATAAACTCTATAAGGATTTCTTCCTGCTTTTGATGCGAGACTGTTCATTAACTTCTCATGACCAATAGTCGGAGGATTCATACGACCCCATGTAAAGTATACGGTCTTTTCCTCTTCAACCAAATAGTTTTTGAACGAATTGATTACCATAAATTATCCTATAAATTGTTTAAATCTCATTAGTTTATTTTCTGATACAATACCACAACATTCACACTCGGAACCACAATTACAATCTGGTCCACATTCACACTCATCGCCACATCTTGGACATGGATTGACTGATTCCATTCTTTTTCTCCTTTGAACTCTATAGTTTATTAATTCGTCCTCACCAGGACGATACTCTGCGTTATACATATGTCTAAATGAAAGAGGTCCTGTTAAAGGATTTTGATGTGGGTGTGTATCTGCCATTTTTATCTCCCTGATTTATCCCATCCTTTTAATATATCTGGTGAAAAGTTGGCAAACGAGAATTCCATTCGGTCAACAATTTTCACAGCATCACCACCAAGTTGGTCAATAGCGACATAACCCTCTTGACCAGTTACTCTGTATCCACGACTGGTCTTTAAGAAAGTTCTTGTCTTATTGAACTTATCAAGAGTATTTATAAGTTTTATTTTTGCCATTACTATTAATCTTTGTAAGTCAAACATTTTTTCTAAACTCTGTTTATTTTGGTCAGAAAAGAAAGTCAAAAGGTTTTGAAGTTCTACATTTCTTCTTTCTTTACCAGCTGGTGTTTTCAAATCATCTATTTGTTTTTGATATCTTAGTTTAATATAATTTATAAGGTCTGTTACATGCTGTCTGGTATTAATAATCAATTCACCTTTACGAACATATGTGTTGTTAAATGTTTCAATATGTTGAGCGAGTTGTTGATTTTTTTCAAGTTCTCGTAAAGTGCTTCCTGCTATTTGATTAAACACTCGACCAGCTTGTCTTAAATAATCAGTAACTGTTTCTGTTTCTTCAGCACTCATAGTCAAGTTACTTAAATCTTTTAAATTAGCATCTGTAGAAAATACACTTTTAGATTTTTTTAATTTAGAAGAATTATAATTATAACTCGCTTTCATAGTTTCAAAAGAATTTCCAGTATATTCAGTATGCCATACAATTCCTATTTTAGAAACTCTAATTTGTTTTGCTATTTCTGAATTAACTGGGATCGCATAAACTATTGTATTGGGATGGAATGTATAATATTCTTCTCCTTCAATAGTTTCTTTTTTTATATCTCCAGGACCAAATAAGAAATCTCCTTGTATTACTCCTTTTATACCAAGTGCTGGTAATTCAGCCAATGCTACTTTTAGTTTCTTAGCCAAGTCGCCAGAAGTATCAGCATCTACATCTTTTGGTGTTTTATATACTTTTGGTGATTTATTAAATACGCCTTTTTTAGCAACAAAGAACTTACCATCAGATGGGTCTGTTCCAGCAAATATGGCAGGAGCTCCATCCCACTTAACTGATACATTTCCTTTATGTACTCCAGCTAAAGTATCTCTTAAAGATAAAAGAGCAACGATTGCTTGTCTTGTTCCATCAACTCCACCATAGAGAACTTTATCCTCTATATGTGTCATATGAGTATTTTTGGCTTCCGTTATAAATTCGTTAAATTCTATCATTTTATTTTTATATACATTGAGTTGTTTTCAGATACTTTCATTGATGCGTAAAAACCAAACTTCATTGCTTCGTCGAAGTTTTCCATAATAAATTTTAAAAAGTCACCACAATGAATGTATCTTTGTTGTAATAATTCATCCATCTTACTTATGTCAGGATTAAATAATATATCGTTATCTTTTAGTAATATATATCTCTTATATGCGTTGTAAGTATTTTTAGCCTTCTGTATTAAAGCTGGTGTTGGTTTTATACTTGTTCCACTAGGAACTTCTCCTTTACTAAATTTATCCCATTCGTTTTTACTAATTGCACCCATAGCAAAGTTTTCACCTTTCATAGTTCCTTCATAAAATAAATTAGGATTAGTTTCCTTTGAACGAGCATTTGCTTTAAATGTAAATCCTGATTTTGTTTCAACAAATACTGATTTTAGTGAACCTGCTATCACTATTCTAGTCAAACTGAGATCATATTCTATTTCTCTTTTAATATATTTTTGTGGGTCTATTAATTCAATAGTAGATTTTCCTGATGCTTGTTTTAATGATATAGGAATTATGTTCTTTTTAATATAATTTCTTTTTAACCAAATATTTAATTCTTGTAGATGTTTCATTTTATTTAACTCACTATCCATAGAATTGACATATGAATCATTAAACAACCATATATCAGCTGGATTCCAATTATCTACACTACTTGGACCGTTCAAATCTTTCATCTTTTTGTATATTTTAGCCGAGTGTTTATCTCCTTGAAATTCAAATATCATACTTTTTAAATTTCTAATTCTTTTGAAAGAACTTAATTGTAATACAGCACTTTCATAATAATTTGTTGTATATACACTAGGATCCGCATTCCAATTATTCATTTGGTCAATAGCATCATCTTCACCAATAATCCCTCCCTTTTCAAGATAATATTTAAATACTATCAATGAAATGGCTTCTTTTGCTCTTGTCTTTTTATTGGTATCGGATTTACCACCACCAGCATGGTTAAAGGAATTTTCTATTGAAGATTTTGTTCCGACTAGTTTGTATACTGTTCCTCCTGAATTAATATACACTGAATCAGAACCACCACTAATTTTAACCTCTTCAGCATCATTAGTTGGTGATGATATTTCTACTTCATTTTTAAACAATCCTGACACAATCCTATTAGCTGATTTTCTTACAACCAACTTGTGTCCAGGACCGTATTTGTTTTGATTGACTATCGATGCTTCGTTTTGTAGCATCTTTGCGAATGACTGATTAGTCGTATGTTGTTTAAAACTTTCCATAGTTTTATTATACTCCATTTAATATAGTTTGTAAAGTATTAATTATCAACTAATATTAATTCAAATCCTGCACTTACGGCACTTGTAGCACTTGACTTCACTCTAATTTCTATATCATGTTTCTCTGGTATTAATAAAGGTATTTTGAAATCTTTTTCTAAAAATCCACCTCTAAATGTTAAAAACTCTTTTGTATTAAATGCCGCACCATCACCATTTCTAGTAACCATAATTAATTCATTTTCTAAATCTTTAGAACTACCTGCATCTAACTGTAACATATAAGCACTTTTATTTACAGGTACAGTATATAATGCCATCAATGTTTGACCATACTCAGCATTAATAATCGCCGCAGATTGTGAATCAACTGTTACTGTAACATTACCAACATTAGATGTTCCTGTATTTGCAGTAAGTAATGTTGCTCTGAATACTCTATAAAATGATACTGAACCAGCACTACCACCTATTGTCAAAGTTTCATTAACTTCTTCATAGGCCGCATTTAAACCAAAAACTTGAACTGTACCACCATCATCTAATGCCGAGTTAGAACTCGTTACAGTTGCCGTTCCTGCTGTAGAGATATATGTGTAGAGATTATTACCGTCCCAAACGGTTTCGTATGATGTACCAACGGCAGAATTATAACCGAATTTATTGACAGTAGAGGTGCCAATGACGGCACCTCGTGCTATATCAATTTCTTCTGCTATTTGTGTGTTCGCAAGATATCTACTTTTGTATGCCATAGTACAACTATTTATACAAAATAGGTACTAGAACTTTCCTAAAAATTTAGCAATGTGATGTACGAATGGAAGTAATGCGATTGCCATTGCCAAATTAGCACCAGTATGCATCATAGCGATTCGTAATGTATCACCTTTGGGCATACCATCAGATACTAATAAACCTGCTAACCATATCGTTCCAGTTGTTCCGATATTCGCACCAAGTACACAAGCAATCGCCGCTGGTAATGGTAAAGCACCAGACGCCACGAGTGCGATAATGGCAGTAGTTGACAATGATGATGATTGCCACAACAAGGTCATAACAATACCACCAAAGAACATATAGATTGGGTTTCCGAGAAAGAATTGAAGATGTTCGATATTACCCATTGATTTCATTCCACCAGAGAACATTTTTAGTCCTATGTAGAATACTACTAAACCAACGAGAACTGTTACGATTGGGTTTCCTAGGTCTAATTTCATAGTAGACTCCTTTATAAATTTTTATTTAATCATAACAGCATTTTGAATATTAAAAAAATATTACGAATCTATAACTCCAAGATTATTTAATTCATTTATGATTTTTTCGCATATGAGATTATGTCCTTTTTGATTAGGATGCGAATCCCACATTTTTTTAACTTTGTATTTGTCATCGATTTGATAAGTTTCACCTATAAGATAACTGGGTTTGTTTCTAAAATATTTATCAAAAATATTAAAACCACCCAATAAAGATATAAAAGGCCAACCGATACAATATTGAGTATTAATTAAATTGAAATAAGGATTTCTTATTATAGTGTTTAGAATCTTATGAATTGTTATTAAATTGAATCCCTCAGCAGGATTAGATGGTAGAGGATTTAAAAGGCTTATAAAAATGCATTTTATATTATACTCCTCACAAGTTTTTTGTAATTCAAATATTGACCTTAGTGTAGAGTACACTAACATAGACTTTTTTTTATAATTAAATTCTTCTAAAAAATATTCTCTTTCTGGATTCTTATAATCACTATAATAATAAGTTCCATTAAGATTGCTTGATTTAACTAATCCTTTAGAATAAACATAGGATGAACCTGCTCCTTTTTTACCCATTCTGTTTAAAAGAGAATCTTCAACTCTATCCCATCTGGTAAGTCCAACAATACAGAAATCTATATCCTTATAATTTTGAATAACATAGTCTTGAGTTTGTTTACATATTGCTAAATTACCGTAACCTTTTACAGAAAGATTAACTATGTTTTTGTTTAATACTTTGTTTAATAAAACAGGCCAACAATCATAAGAGGGTATTGCTGGCATAGTTTTATTGTTTTCATATTCTTTCGTGAGTTTCCAACGTTCTGAATATTTTTTGGAATCAAATAAATTGTAGTCATAATCACCAAAACTATCAGAGCAAACTACTATATTTTTCATTTCTTCTTTGACTTTAAATGAGTATCTTTTAATGCTTTTTGAATTTGTTGTTGTTTGTATTTTGGGTCAAACTGTTCGTAACCTTTTATACCATATTGTCTCGCCCATGCGGCTAGCATGGAAGAGTCGTGACGTTTTGAATTTTTTGGCACATTTTCCTCCTCATTAATTAAAAAATGAATCTAAACTCTGGGTTTGTGATAACTCATATGCTTTTTTCCAAGCAACTCTTATCTCAGTTCTAGAAGTAGAACCTTCTTCAGCAACCCAAGATGGATTATCTTTTTCGTATTGTGTTACTATGTTAGGAAAATGTTTCATAAGTTCCAACTGACTTTGTTCTTGTCTTTGATTGTTTCTACTGGTAGAGTTTCCGCCTTTCATACCATGCTTATGGTCAAAGACCCAATTATGTAACATTAAATTCTTATATCCTTTACTAAACATAGACAACAAAACATAAAAATCTTCTAGTATAGTTGCTTCTGGATTTTTATCTTCTAATGCAGACCATCGGACTCCCTCACCTTTTATCATATCAGAGTTTATTCCATAGCATGAATAGGAACGAATTATCTCGGAGCGAGACTCTTTATGTAAGGTGTTACTTGATTTAGGTGAGGGTCCAACCCAAAAGTAGTTATCTAATTCTTTTTCGATTTCATTAAACATATCATTATATTCTGATGCTTCAGTCAATTTGATATGTTTAATTTTATCTTCTAGATAACTTCTTTTATAGAAGATACACTGGTCATCCATTATTAAAACTTTTTCACCAAGATCCATACATGCTTTTCTCACTCCTGGTATTTTAAGTTCTCCATCCCATTCATGAACATTAGCTGTTGGATTTTCTTCTTGTAAAAGTTTACCACGACCACTGTGTGTAGCTAAAATAACTTTCTCTTGTATTTCTTTAGGTAAATTATTGTATGCTTTTTGATTATCTTCTCTTAAGTATGTTGGGATTACAATAATCATCTTTCCACCTCATACTTATCTCCTATGACACAAGGTGTTTTAATACAACAAATTGTACAATCTTCTTTGAATATAGGATCGACTACAAATCCTGGATTGATAACAAATATATCCCCTTCTTTGTATTCTTGACCATCTATTTCAACTATACCTTTAAAGACATAATTATATTCTTTAGCAATTTTATGATAATGCTTTTCCCAAACTTCTCCTTTAGGATGTAGTTTGATTGAGCATTCAAATTCATTTGTTTTAAATAAAGAAGGTTCAAAGTTTCCTATAAACCACCCACCTTTAAAATCTTCTATTCTATATTTTTCAACTTCACTCATGCTTATACTCCATTATTAGTTTATGTTATTATTATATAATATTTTTGTTCGTTTGTAAATACTTAACATTCTAATAACATCCTTGATTGCCAACCTTTATCAGTTATAACATCTACGGTACCTGTTCTTGGAGCACTTGCTTCAGATATTATGTCGTTTACCACTACTCTTTTTCCTTGAGAAACTCCTAATATAAGTTGGTCATAAGGAATACCAAGTCTTGCTAAATTTTCTTCGGTAAATTTACGAGATGATTCTTTACGAGCAGATACTAATATTATCTTATGCCCAAGAGAATCTAATTCATCTAATGCTTCTACTACACCAGGACATGCTTCTTGTCCTTTATATAAGTTAGAATAACGATGACCATGCATTAAAACTGTTCCATCTAGATCTATAAAGAAGGTTCTTGGTTTAGCCATACGAAACTCAGCAAGATAACCTTTAAAGATATAGAAGTCTTCAGGTGTGCCAAGCGACCAATATTTTCCTTTTATCGGAATAGATTTTATGGTGTTGCCTTTATTGATTAGGTAAGAATAAGTTTCAGAGATATAAGATTCCCTATCTTTAGGACATTCTTTAACCAATTTTCTAGCTGTACTTATGAAATCGTTTCCTTGTTTCCACCAATGTAATCCAACTAATGCTTCTTCAGATATAGGATTCTTTTCAACTATTTCAAATATTTTTCCTGTGTTATCTGAACGACAAAATGAATTTTTAGGATCTTTTGATTTATAAGTTAGAACAGAACCAGCAACACCTTTTTCTCTACTTTTTGTAAGAAAGTCATTAACATCCCAATCTAGATATTGGTCGCAGTTCGTTATAATAAGTTCGTCTTTTGGATCTATTAATTCAGAAGCGAATAATGCAGTTTCAGCAGCACCACCAGTTAACTCATCAATCCAAATAAATTTTCCCTCAGGAATTTTTTCTTGGACTTCTTCTTTGTATCCTTTACCAAGATCTCTAGCAATTAGAACGACACTCCATTCATCGCTTAAATTTAAAGAATCTATGGAGTGTCTAATTAATGGTATCCCATCTACCTCAATCAAAGGTTTGTGAACATTAAATCCTGCTTTTGTGAATCTGGAACCCAACCCAGCCATGGGTATAACTAAAGTTTTCATAACAACTCAACACAACTATTAGAAAAATTCGTCTAGTGATGATTTCTCTTCAACTGCTTTAGGATGATATTCTTTTAAAACATCAGCACCCATTTTATCAGAAAGATAGTCATACCATTCTTGTTCATCCCACATGTTAGGAGATACACCATTCCAGTATTCTCGCCAAAGAGTATGGTCTTTATTAAGTCTACGATCGTCAACGAACTGTCTTCTTGTTTGCTCATAATCCCAAGTTCCTAGATTAGCCATATCTTCACGGAAATAATATACGAGTGACATTCTCATAAAGTCAGCATCACCAGTTTCTGGAGCTGATATAGGAGTGTTACCATGTATTACTCTCATATTATCAATAAGTAATAAGTCTCCAGGTCTACAGTTAATTGCGGCTCTAACTTCTGGAGCAACAAGATAACCACCCTGCCATCCCTTACCATCTTTCGTTACAACTGTTAGATTTGAGAATCCTGGATTTAATGAACCAGCATCACGATGGCATGCCATACGAGCATTCCTATCAGCAGTTGTAGTATTTACAGTTATAGTTGTAAATGTAGTATCCTCACCAATTAGAAACTTCTTATCCATTTGTTCAGCATAAACATTTTGACGACCCCATCTTACTGGCATCATTCTTTTAAACTCTGCTTCTAGTTTTCTAGCAAAAGGATAACTCTTTTCAAATTTTTCCATATTGTGTTCTACATAAGAAGTAGCACGACCATATGGTATACGAGGATATCTACCATAGAAACCAGCAATACCAGACCAGATCGGTGTAGCATAAGAAGTATCTGATATAAATTTATCTTTTACATTCTTAGCAGTTTTGATTGCTTCTGGAACACTCATACTCTTTAGTTCTTCCATCAAAGTACCGAAGAAAGTAGAATATTCACCATAAGCATCTTCAACTTTACCTCGTAACCATACTGATCCACGAGTTTCGTATTTACCAGCTTCATGTTTCTTTTTAATTGATTCTAGAGGATCTGTACCATCGACAGTTTCTGGCTGTCCTTTAATATAGTAATCTAATACTTCAGCTTGATATGGTGTAACCCAATCTCTACCACCATTCGTTTCAGCTCTTGGACCAGCCGCGTGTCCTCTATTATTTGATTCACCAGCCGCATCATATAATCCTTCTACAGCACCAGCTTGTTCTTCGGGTGTAAATACATTCTTACGAAACTTAAAAGCAACATCGTCTTCGCTTAGTGTATCGTCTCCTGTTACTGATTTGGTTGGTAAATAAAAGTCTGTATCGTTTTCAACAAGTATGTCGTAAGAAGTTTCGTCAACATACTTTCCTAATACTTTATCTTCGTCTAAGGCGAATTGAGCAACATAAACATCTTGTCCTTCGTCTCCCTTAGACTTTAGCCATTTGTGACCATTAATTTCAATTGTTTCAGTCATGCTTATACTCCATTATTATTCTATGGTTATTATTATATAATATTTATGTGGGTTTGTAAATACTTTTTATGTATTTAATCCAAAAGAAAATATATCTAAGTTATTTGCTTGAATTGATAAACAGGCACTTCCATCTGGATATACTTCAAATACAGAAAATGTTTTTTGTTTTAGATTTACATATATCATAACTTCTACTAAAAACACTTCATTGCCGTCAGTCATATATGATTGACCTTTTGCTAATGGTTCTTCACCTGTAGTCTTTATGTATTCTTTTATGATTGTTTCGTCAAAGGTACATTCTATTGGTTTGGCTGCCATAAAAGAACCTTCTACTGATTCTTCTATGGTCGGTTCAGGAATATCTACGACTTCCCATCCTATCGCATTTCTTACTGCGAATGAAAAACTGACAGCAAACATCAACAGTATAAAAACAACAAAAGTAAATATAATTTTCATTTATTTTCCTTAAGGGTTTGAGGTGGCGGTTAAACCACCTCTATCAAATTAAAAACTCCATTTAAGTCCAATGGTAGTTTCAGTTAAAGCGAAATCTTCATCAAGTGCATTATTAGCATAAGCTGTGACCCAACCTATGTCTTGAGAAATATTCAAGTCATAGCCTGCGTTATCAAATTGTATGCCATCAACGGCTAGATCGTCTGTGAAAGTTGCTCCGAATGATACAGGTCCGATACCTAGTGAACCGTATAGTGATTGCTTATCACCTTCCATTGCTCTTTCATATCCAATCTCTTTACTAATATCCCATCCTAGAAAATCTAGTGTGCTTGCAGCCGCTGGTTTTGCCAACCAGTTAGACCAAATTAAAGCAACGATGACAACTATTAGTGCGCCTATTGTTAGCGTCTTTTTGTCTTTCCACATTAACTTTTTCCTTGTGTTGTTGAAAAAAATACTGGGTAACCGTTGCCCAGCACGAGTTTATTAAGGAACCACCCTGTAAGTATATTTATATTAACTCTATTTTAGTAAATAAAATCTGGGTCGTCATCTTGTTTTTTTCTCAACAACTTATTCTTTAATAAGTTATAATATATTATAATATAATATTTGTAAATACTTATTTTCATATTAGTTTAAACTTCTCTAGGTTTTCAATAACTTTTTCAAATATCAACTTATGTCCCTCTTGATTTGGATGATGGTCATAATAATATTTAAATTCAGGTGTATTTCGTTCTATTAATTTTTGCATTGGTCCCACGCAATATTTATTTTTGTCGGATAAAATATATCTTTGTAAAAAATTATATCCACCTATTAAATCAAAAAAAGGCCACCCTATTGCATACTTAGAATCTATTAAATTAAAGTAAGGATTTTCAACGATAAACTTAAAAATATATTTTTGTATTTCTATTGGTTTTGGTTCTCCTAGATTTGATATATGAGTATTTAAATAATTGCGTAAATTTGGTATAGGCATTATCATATTAAAAAATACTAAAGGAATATTTAAATGGTTACAAATCAATTGTAACTCATATATACTTCTGAGAGTATTATTCATAATAGTGGTTAAATCATAATCTGAAACAATAAATTTATTTTTTTCATAATCAAATAATTTAATGGCTGGTATAGAATCCCATTTTGTAGTTTCCATTCTATGCCAAGATGATAATGCAACGATACATAATTTTACTTTACCATAGTTTTCTACTATTGCATTTGTAGCACTTTTACATATATAATAATTTCCCATACCTGATCGTGCTAGGTTTATAACAGGAGTTTTTAATTTTTCTTGGAGTAATAATGGCCAAGAAGTATATTTCGGCAAAGGATACTTTAAATCTTCTATTGAAAATCCTAAGTTAGTAAAATCTTCCACTGGATAATGGTCGTTAGCAGTAAAACTATCACCAGATACTACTATTTTAGAAGACTTTGACATTATTTACTTTCTCAAATTCACTTGCATCATTCTCATTGTTGACTATTGGTTGTCCTTTTATATTTAGACTTGTGTTTAATAACATAGGACACTTAGTCTTTCTATGCCATTCTTCAAGTATAGGTCTTATAACTGACTCGCAATCTTTCTTGACTATCTGTACTCTAGCTGTCCCATCAATATGTGTTACCGATTTATAATCATGCTTTGCTTTTGCTACAAACTGCATATACTCATTCATCGGTCCATCAAAATATTTTTCAGCATATTCTTCTAGTATAGCAGGAGCGAATGGTCTATATCTCTGTCGTTTCTTTATATCATTAACTGTATCTTTAATATCTTTTCTTGGATCGGCTAGTAAAGAACGATTACCCAATGCTCTTGGTCCAAACTCTGCTTTACCATTAGCAACACCACAAACACCATGCTCTAATAAATGTCTGACAACTTCTGCAGGATTGATATCTCTTTCTATATTATATCCAAGATATGGACTTTTCCAATTTAGTTTTTGTGCGAGAACAAGTGCAGCCGCACCAAGCGAACTACCTGCGTCTCCAGGATTCGGCATAATCCAAAGATTCTTTTTTATTTTAGAATTAGCAACACAATTTAAAGCACAACCACCCATCAATACTAAATTATTTGAAGGACATTTACTAACAAGTTCTAATAACTTCTTCTCATATAATGCTTGTACACTTGCCGCCAAGTCTTCATTTCTGGCATTTGGAAATATATCACCACATCCTTTATGATTGTTTTGATGTAAAAGAAATTCTAAATCATACTTTGGTTCGCCATAGGATGCCATAGCCATAGTAATATATTCCTCTTCGTTTGGTTTTAATCCTATGCGTTGAGTTATAGATGAATATAAAAGACCAAGCGAGTATGGATATTTCCAAGACTTTATCTTTTTAATTTTAGAAAAGTTATAGTCTTGATACGACTTCCATATACTAATCGTATCCCATTCGCCAATAGCATCAATAACTAATATATTACATTCTTCGAATGGACTTGTATAGTATCCTGCGGCCGCGTGTGACTCGTGATGTTTAAATTTGAAATTGAATTTGTGTCGAAGTGGTTCTTTTTTCTGACCACTAAACCATAGTCTTGTATTTTTTAGAAAGGGATTCTCATAATACGCAAAGTAATGACCAGCAGTTGGTTGGTCTTTGTGAATCCATTTATCATTCTTTATACGACTGTATCTTTCAGAATGACCTGCATAAACAATATTATTATCTTCTAGTATTGTTACAGACGCATCGTGGAATCCTTCACTAACTCCTACTATCTTCATCTTTTGTTTTATATTGCCATTCATCAGTATGTCCGACTGACCATTTAGGTGTAGTTTCTACAACATAGTTTTGTGTACAAACTTTAAAGTCTGGTGTTAATGTTTCATCTAGTGTTAAACTCTGGTCTGAGAATACAACTCTATTATTTGGTTGTGCCGCAAATTGTCCATTGTCTAATTTGATTACATTAAATGATTTATGCTCTGGATCATATTCACTAAAGTTTGTATCAAGTGTACTGTTATCTCTATGACAATTATCTATTGTAAAGAGATATTCACCTTTATGCATCTTTTTATCTTTACCAAAGAACTCGCAGTTCGCAAGTAAAGGTTTCTTTATAACTGTTATGTCATAATCAAAACAATCCCATATCTGTAATGTGTCTAGAGGTAACTGATTCTTTTTATCATAGTCAGTTTTCCATACGAAAGCAGATAGTGGTAATTTATCATATAAAGCACCATAGTCAGTCAACAATGTTTCAAAGTATAATGCTCTACCTTGTATTGACTTAACAGATATCCAAACGCCTGGTGTTAAGTCACCATGTCCTTTTTGTAAGTCATAGAGATATTCTTTCTTTACATAAACGTGTATTGGTGGTAGATTGTGTACTAAAAAACTCATTCTATTTTGTCAACCGATATTTTATTTCCGTAATTAAAAAGAACTGTATTTCTATCAGTATTTAACATGTTCTCATATCTATGCCAACTATCTTCACTTGGTATAAATGAAACAACTCTATTAGGTTTCCATTCTATTTGATGTTCACCTTCTTCGTCTATGAATGTTGTTCCTTCGCCCTCATCACTGACATACAACACTGATGAAAGTAATTTCCAACTAGAGTCAAGATGTTTGTCTTTTATTGTTCCAGGAACATGAGTAACCAAACGTATATTCCAAAAGCAAGAATGTGGTGTATCAGAATAATCACATCTTTTATTATATACTTGTTCTTTTAATTCTAGTCTATGTCTGTACAACTTATATATGGCAGCCGTTAGTAACATATTCTCTACCATAAATTTATCATTAAAATTTTCTTTTAAAAACTCGAACTGTTCTTTCTTTAGAAAATCATCCTGTATAATAAGTGGTATCACTCATTTCTCCACTCTTCATTCAATTCTCTGATTGCCTTAAACATCATCGAGTCAACATCATTCTGGTCTAGTGTGTCAATTAAGAAATCAAGGTCTTTAGGCAAACACTTACCGCCAAATCCTTTCTTACCATCATATCCTGGAACATCAAGATAAGATTGATTTTGTTGGACTTCTAGATAAGCATCTTTAACTTTATTATAATCGGCACCAACTTTTTCAGCCAAATCATAAAATAGATTAGCAAAAGCAACACGCATTGTTCCTAAGTTATTAGAAAACATCTTAATTAGTTCTGCTTCTTTAGTAGATACTTCTATATACTCGTCATTGATAATAAACTTAGGTAAGTCTACACCATCGTGTCCAATAACCCATGGTCGTTTGACTTTATCAGCATCAAAATGTTGTTCTCTCAGGAATTCCGGCCAGTATATGATTTTCTCTCCAGTCTCTCGCTGTATCCTGTCACAAGAGCCAAGGGGGAGTGTACATCGAACAACTATTGTATTGTATGGGTTTAATTTCTTGAGTTCTTTTATTTCAAATATTACTGTATCAATATCTTCATCAGTAACAGTCGGTATACAAACAAATACCACAGCACAATCTGCTAAATCATCTCTAGAAGAGTTATGTGCGATATCATGTATTATACCATGACTGTTAACTGAATTAGCAACTATATCATAAGTTGCTCGACCTACATAGCCATATCCTAAAAAACCATAATTCATTGTACGATAACCTTGCATCATAAATCCCTTGTTGCTCCAGCGGCTTCTCCAAACATTAATATCACTGCTGCGATAGGTAACATTTGTACTGGGTCATTAGAAAAAACTAATGTACCTAAACCAATAAACCTTAAAAAATATTGAGCAACAGTATATTGATATTTTTTTACCTTTTGTTCTAATATATATTCAACTACTTCAGATTGCACTTTATCTTCTTTTTTCATTATTTGTCCTCCTGTAAAAAGTTAGTTATCATTGGAAATACTCCCTTTAATGCTTGGGCACATTGTATTGCTAACTCCCTATGTTCCAGTTGTGTTCCATTACCGGACCGTAATTCAACATAATGAATCCAAGAACGAATAGTGCCATTCACATACAATCTAGATTCAGTCGTACCCTCTGGTAAGATTGCTCTAGCCTGTTCTTTTGCTATACCATTATCTATTGCCCACTTGTATGTTTCTTCTACAAGGTCCATAACTGCTTCTTGTTTATCAAACCAAGAATGATGCAGTTCGCAATTTTCTGTTGGTATACTATTCTGTCTGTTAGTTGTATCTTGTAATCTTGCTTCTCGTAATATGTTTATATTTAAATCTTTTGAAGGATCGGCATATCTTTGAGAGAATTCTTGAAATGAGAAAGATCTATGTCTAAGTAATTGTCGTGCGATATCTCTTGTTGTTGTAACTTCTAAACAAGCAGATGCCATCTCAAATGGCGACCAGTGTTTTTCTCTTATAAGATATTTTAAAAGTTTATGTGATGTATCATAGTTATCTTGGTTAGCAGGATTTGATACTCTTGCACAATATGCAATCAAATCTTCCATATTTTGTTTATAATAACTTTTATTTGGTACTGTTGAATAACTAATTAATTTTACTGTACTCATACTTTAAATCCCTCGAATTTATCAGCCAATTCTGTATTATCAAATACAGGTGTATCATCTTGTAGTGTTTGTTCTACTTCGCGAACATCATACAATCTCATTTTACTCCTGTCAACCCCAATAACAAATCTCTTGTACATAGTTGGATCATTATATCTATTCTTTAATTGTTTAACCATAAATTGACCAAGTTTCTCTAGCTCTTCTGTTGAGATGAGTGCAAACATGAGGTCTGCGGTTGCGGGTAATCCAAAAGACTCGGACGTATCTTCAAGCCCAACATCCGAGTTAGAATAACCAGAACGAGTCGTCTGCGTTGCAGAGAAGATCGGTAAGTCGTACTCGACCGCAAGACCACGTAATTCTTCAGCAATTGCTTTAATGTAAGTGTATGAATTGATAGACCCTCCCATTCCTTTCATTCGACTACTCGAACAAATATTTAGATAATCAATAAAAATCATATCTGGTATAAATTGTCGTTTTAGTTTAAGTTCGTTTAGTAATGCTCTGAAATGACCAGCATGAGCAGAGCCAGTTGGATATTCTTTGATAATTAGTTTACCATTAGATTTCTTTGTAAGGTTGTGCACCTTACGAGTAAACATATCTTTAGAAATATTATTTAATTGATCGATAGGACAGTTGAGTAAGTTCGCATCTATTCTTTCAGCGATCCTCTCTTCAGCCATCTCCATAGTAATATAAAGAACATTTTTTCCTAGTGAAAGTGCATTAGAAGCAAGATGACACATAAACAAAGATTTACCAACCCCAGTCCCAGCGAGACATATATTAAGAGTTTTGTTTGGGACGCCACCTTTTGTAATCTTGTTAAAGTATTCCAAATCAAACGGTATGCGGTCCTCTTCTGTGTGATAGAAGTCATATCGTTCTTCAGCATTTTCAATATAATCGTGTCCTACATTAGTATCGAATGATATACCAAGTGCTTTTGATAAAAGTTCTGGTAATGCATTCTTTGTTAAGCTCTCATGTTTACCATCAATAATAGAGATAGATTCCATAACAGCATTATAAATTGCTCTATCCTGACACCACTTTTCTGTTGCGTCTAATAACCAAGCATTATCTATTTTTTCTTTAGTGAAAATATGAGGAACAATATCAAGTGCCATATTGTATTGTTCTTCGTTCAAATGTTCTAGTTCTATTACTAGAGTTTCTTGAGTTGGTAATTTATTATATTTACCCACATATTTAGCAATTTCTTTAAATAGAGTTTTATATATGCCCTGAAAATAATCTGGTTTTACGAATGGTAAAACTTTTCGCATATATGATTCATCATGTAATAGATTCCGAAGAATCGTTTGTTCAATGTTTGGGATCAAGTTTTCCTTCCTTCCTCATTTGTTCACGAATCTTGGTAGCAGAAATATTATGTACATCTTTACCTAAGTCGTGCTCTGTAAAAGTATAGCCAACTCCACGACCATAACTTATATCAACTATGTTCGGTACTCTTATTATAATATAATCTTTATTGATTGTAAACCCTTTTTCCAATAATTTTGTAGAAGCATCTAATACAATACTACCATAATCAAAAGGATTATCATCTTGTCCATCACCACCACTTGCACCTTGTACATCTCTTACCATAATAACAACTTGACCTGTTATTGAATGTGCTTTTCTAAATAATTCAGTATGTCCATCATGCCATGGTTGCCAACGACCAAGCATTTGTACTGTAGGTTTTTTCCAATCAAACATTATTTCTCTCCATATATTTTGATACGACTTTAACTAATTCTCTATGGGTATCATCAAACCAACCTGAAACATGATAGTCGTACTCATCTTTTTCTAGAGGTTCAAACATTTTATTTGTATCTTCAAATCTTCCTTCTTTAATAGTATCCATCCAAACTATAAAGTCTGCACCAAATTGTTCTCTTGCTTGTTTTGTAGGACATATGAAGTCTGCTACAGCTATCTTACCAGCTTTGACTATACCATCTGATAAGAACTTCATTCGCATTGCTTGACGCATACGACCCTCAGGACTAAAGTCCCAGTCATCATATTCTTTTCTTATCTCATCTGCATTTAAAAATACACCACCAATTAATTCAGCGAATGGTCTTCCTAATGTTGTTTTGCCTGCTCCTGGCAGACCACATATTAATATTTTCACTTTGTATCCTCTTCAAATATTGTAAACAAGATATCACGAGCGAGCTCTTGTAACTCTGTGTTTGTTTCTACGTCTAAGTCTTCATCAGGCGTTGATATAATATCAAAGTTGAATTTCATTACCATATCTTTGCCTGTTCCTTCAAAACCTACATTACCATATTTGATAACTGTTTCTGAAAACTCACCTGTTAATATTCTAACACCCCAAGCATCTGTATCATTTTCAAGAGGTATCAATTCATAATCTTTAGACTCTGTAACCATTCTTTATATATTCTCTCACATTAACTTTAGGTTGCCAAGACCCACCTTTTAAGTCTGATAATAATGTTTGTATTGGTTTTAAATCAGCAACATTCTCTAGTGCCTCACATGCTTCACCATTTCTAATAGGTAAGGCATATCCTGCTAGTTGAGATAATTCAAATACTTTATTACCAACACCAGTACCAACATCATAAGCACCAGTCATTGGGTGATTAGGTTTTTTCATATCTTTCATCAAGTAAGTTATCACATCAACTACATCACTAACGTGTATAAAATCTCTGATGTGATTTGTAACATATTCTATATTACCACTCTTTAGTCTTGACATAAACATACCTTCTCTGGCACCATCACCATAGACAGTAGTAAATCGTAGACCAACTTGATTAGAACCAGCAGTTTCTTCGTTAACTCTTTTTGTTGTACCATATGGGGATAACCACCATTTCTTAGCACAAGATGAAGAAGCATATATGAGTGGAATATTATGACCAGTACAAAGTTGTTGTATTCGTGTAGTATTTTCTACATTATTTTTCCAATAATGTTCTGGTTCATTAAACGATCTTCGAACATCTGCAGTTGCGGCTAAGTGAACAACAAAGTCAGTTTTCCACTCACCACTACTTGCTATAATAATATTCTCTAATCTTTGACCAGTCTTTTCATCACAATCACGAACTTCATGACCAAGTTCTAGTAGTTTCGTTTTGAGGTGACTCCCAATAAAACCACTAGATCCAGTTATCAATACTCTCATATTTTAAATTTACCTTTTAGATATTCTTTAAATTTATCATTAATTACTGCTGACCAGAAGTCTTCGGTTAGTGTATCTTTTTCTCTAAATTTAGCATCTTCCACTTCACCAGTTTCAGCATCAACTCTACTATACCAACCGACAGATGGTTTGGTTACAAAGTTTCCATCCATAGCCACTTCTAATAGTCCTGACCATTTTTCTACTCCTCCTTCCCAACTAACACTAATTGGTATTTTAGATTTCTCTTTAACATATCTAGACTTCTCAACATTAATAATAAAGTGATAACCTTTAATTTCAGTTCCTTGTTTA